GGTTGGTACATTGCTGCGGACAACATACGCCGGACAATTTCTTTGGTCGAACAGGCATAGGACTGCGATAAGCGGAATTAAGGCGACTTTGAGTATCATGCGATCGGACGTTCCGGACTATCGAAGTTAAGGAAATCGTATCGGTGGCGTTAGATGGTTGGTAGTTGTATCGACGTCAAAAAAGCGAGGCGAAAGATGGCTAGTATACCTGGGTTGGAACACTTGGAAAAAGATGGCTGGGAGATCGTCGGGTTCGACTATGTCAGCCAGGATGAATATTGCGTAGGCGAGGGAGGTCGAGTCGAGCGTTGGATTTGCAAATACGCATCCCCAACCAAGCGGCTGATCATTCGCAAAGTTCAGCACCCCAAGCCTGCCAAGCAGAGCTGGACTCCGAAGATTGGCGATGTGGTTTGGGTGCGAGCTAAGGTCTGGGATCGCTCAAGGCATCCAGATCGCCTAATGCTAGAGGTCGGCAACGGCGAAATTATCGCGGGTGAGAGCGATTGCAAACCTTACGCTGAACCCGACTTGAAGCAAGCAATCCGCGAGGTCATGCTGTCGAAAGAGCTATTGGAACCGCTGACGGCTGCGTTTTCTGCAATTTCAGTCCAAGCGATCGCCAAAGCGGTGGCCGATGAACTGCGGGGCAGTTGGGCAAAACGTCTGACAGAGCCAGCGAAACGCCAAACCCTAGACGATAGCTTAGTCGGTGTTTGGGTTCCTCCCGCGAATGCAGAGGCACCCTGGACCCCGAAGGTTGGCGATTGGGTCAAGGTCACAAAGCCGGTCGACTGCGCGCCGGCTCATAAAATCTGGTGGGTCCAGGATATGGACCAATTCGACGGAAAGGTGATGCAAGTTACGAGCGTAAATGCTCATTCGCCTTGTGCGACCCTGGACAAACGAGCTTACGAATTCGACTTCGCTTGGCTTGCACCAGCAACAGATCCGAGGTTCAAACCAGCACCGAAGCACCGCACTCCTACGGCTGAGGACTTGAAGAACGGACCGATCGATTGCGAAGTGCGAATGTTGAACAGCGAGGCGTGGACTTGGCAAATCCTTTGCGGTATCGTCGATGAATCAGAACGACCATTCAGAACGCTTAACGGGCGACTGCAAGACTCAAAAGGAAAATGGCCTCAATGCCGAATCGAGGTCAAATAGTGGATCGCCGGATAGTCCGCGAGAAGCTGGCAGAGCTGGAACTGGTCGCAGGATGCGAGGTAACAAACGCTGGCCTCGACGAGCTGGAACGCTGGTTCGATCGCGGGTACAACACCGCCCTGCCTGAGTTCAAGTGGTCAAAGCTGCCAGTGCGGAACAGCCAGGAACGGGCGTTTCTGCTGGGCAACTTGACACGCCGGGTCGAGCTGCAAAAGACCCTCTGTGTTGGTCGCTCGCTGATAAAAAAGTGACGTTGTTTTTCTTTGCAGGATTCTGGCTAGTTTGGTTTTTTCTAGCGTTTCCGTGGCGTTAGATGGTTAGTGCTTGGAAACGTTTCCAAGATCGTTGGTTTCAAAATCGTTTGGAGGATCGGTAAATGAGCGTGGCAGAGCAAGAAAGACCGGAGAAGTTTTGGCGAAACGCAACGGCGGCGGATGTTGCGCGGGTGATGGCAGGGGAGACGGTTGAGGCTAGGTTTCGGGTTGACGAGGAAGATGGATGGCATATTTGCGTTCTAAGGGGGTGGAGGACGGCAAGCGTAGCGTCAAGGAGTTGGCTTGACGGCGATCTTGATCCATGGACGTTCTGCCAAGTCTACGCCCCCCCCCAATGGTTCCTCGACAAGCCCGAGCCGGGCGAAGGGTACAGGCTACTGGGCAAGTTTCCCGATGAGGCGTTGCAGCCGGGGGATGAGGCTTTTGGGATCGACGGCAGATGGAGCACTAGCTATCAAGTGAAATCATTCGGCGTCCAAGTCGAAGAGGTCTGGTATCGTCGGCGTATCGAGCAACCGAAGCCCGAGCCTAAGTTCGCAGTTGGGCAGCGGGTTAGGATCATCGGCGGTGTGTGTTCGCAGCATGTGGGGTTGACGGCAACTATTACCGATGCCGCAAATAATGATCTTGCGTGGTCGTATTTTGTTAAGGGTGGAGTTGGCGGCTGGTTTCGTGAAGACTGCCTAGAGCCTGTTGTCGAGCCCGAGCCGAAGCACTATGTTTTGGAGGTCGGCGATACGGCCAAAACGCCTGGGCATCCCATGTGTCGATGCTACGTCGATCCGGCTATCTTGAAGCCAGCACAAGCCAAGCCGAACGTCCTATACCCCAAAATTGGCGATGTTATTTTTTTACCTGAAGTCGGTCGCTTGAGGGTCACGGCGCGCGGGTTCGAGATCTGCTGAGTTTTGGAAACGTTTCCAAGATTCCTGTCGGGCGGTCAATGAAAACACTGGAAAACTGAAAAACGGTTTTCCAAAATTCGATCGGTGGCGTTAGATGGTCGGAGGGTTTTTCTCATGGCAAGATACGAGTGGAAGCAAATCGCACGTGGCGTTCACCGGATGGACGATTGGACGTTTGAAGTAGTGGCCGGTCGGTTCTTTCTGACTGGCCCGAGCTGGTACGTTCCCGGTCAAGTCGGTGGCTTTGCATCCTTCGCTGATGTCGAAGAGGAAATCACTGAACAGTGTCGAGAGCGCCGTGCGGTGCTCCGTGAGTTGATGGGTCAAGAGCACCAAGCATGGTGCAGGGGATTCGAGCGGGTATGAGCACAGAACCACAAACAGAACTACAACCAGTTGAAGAAAACAAAAAGCTGCTGCGGTCAGCGGTCGCCGATGAAGCGATTGCCGAGTTTGCGTTGAAGGTCGCGAACCTGGACGCAACGACCGACGAAGGATACGAAGAGTGCAAGAAGGCTATCCGCTGGTGCGTCAAGGCTCGGTCGGCGGTGACAGGCCTGAAAGAGGAACTGAACAAGGCAGCACTCGCCCACCAGCGAGCCGTCAATGCCGAGGAAAAGCGGCTGATCGGATTGGTCTCGGAAGTCGAAAGCCAGCTCAAGGCCAAGAAGCAAGCGGTCGATGACGAAGTGGAACGCAAGCGGAAGGATCTCGAAGCAAAGCACGAAGCTCGGATCGTCGGTCGGCAGGATCATTTCTTTGCCGAGACCGGAAACCTACTACCGAGGGTTCTGGCCGAAGAGATGAGCGAACCAGACTTCGAGCAACTGGTCGCGGCTGGCCGAGAGGCAAAACGAAAGGCTGCATTGGAGGCCGCAAGGATCGCTCAGCAAGAGGCCGAAGAACGGGAAGCATTCCGACAGGCACAAGCGAAGCTCGCAGCGGAGAAGGCCGAATTTGAACGCCAGCAGGCAGAATTCAAAGCCGCCCAGGAACTACTTGCACACCAGCAAGCAGAACAGGCCGAGCGAGAGCGCGAAGCGGAACGCAAGATCGAGCTCCAACGGCAGCAAGAAGAACGCGATGCGGAACGCGAAAAGCTGAAAGCCGAAAGCGACCCTGTGCAACCAGTAGCCGAGGCGATGGCAAGCTTCCTTGAATTCCCATACCCTGGGATGCCAGAGGCTGAGGCCGATGAGGACTTGAAGGGCGAATCTCAGGATGCGTTGGTCATAGACTCCGGCGAGGTCGATGAAGAGGAAACGGTCCGAAAGCTGATCGCACCGATTCACTCGGAGGTCATGGTGCGGCTGGTCAGGATGCAAAACGAGGCGAAAGCCCTTGAAGCGATGTTCGATGACTTTGAAAGTTATCTGATGGAATACGAAAGCATGGCTGCGGATATCCGGCTGGCCGTCGAAGCCTTGCAAGAAGAGATGGACAAGTACGAGCCAAAATAATGGACGATGACATTCTTGAACTGCTTAACAAGATCGCCGATCGTTGCCTGTATGCTGCGGTCGGTTGTCTCGTTGGGCTAGCTGCGCTTGGCTTGTTTTTGATTTGGGATATCGCTAGGCAGCTTTTCTTCTAGCGTTTCGGTGGCGTTAGATAGATGGTTTGATCGCTCGGATTCACCGAGCAGAACAAGAAAGGTAACGAGAATGAGCGAGCAGAATGAGGCTTCGGTGCAATCCGTTGTTCGTTTACATGAGGGGCGAATGCCATGTGGGAAAGAATGTTCTCAGGACGCTTCCCGGTGGATCACGCATTTAGCATGGACGGACGCTTCCAAGCTGAGACCAGTGTACGGGTATTTGGTTTTAATCGCGGACAGATACGGATATGTCAACGTGCTGGACTTACGGCGACCAGAGGGTGAAGCTATAGGGTCCGTAACGGACGAAGAGCAATGCAAGCGAACGAAAGAAGCATTATCAAGGAATAATGCGAAATGGTGGGCGTACTTGCCAGTGTCTCCGCCAGTCAACGTGGATGCAGTTCCGTGGGAATGGAGCGGTGACAATAAGCCAGTTCCTGTTGAAGCAAATGACCCGCCAAAAGCGGAATGGATATGGGCAAGGAATTTGCCGCATGAGATTGTGAAGTAAACGAACAACAGCAACAGCAACAGCAACAACACCCTGAAAGGGCGAACAGAATATGTCTGATGAAAAAAAGCAAGGCGACGAAAATTGGGTAGACGCAACGCCGGAGCACGTTATGAGTGTCTTCAACGGCGAGGTTCTCAAAGCTCGGTTTAAGAAACACGAGACCAACCCAAACTGGGTAAGCACCGACGTTGACGGGTACGAGATGACCCTTCGTGGGTGGGACCGAGGATCGTTTATTGACAGCGAAGGCGAACAATGGGAAGCCTGCCAAGTCTACTGCGAGCCAGTCCCCCAAGAATCAGTTGAGCCAGTCCAGACCCAAAAGAAGCAATCAGGCATGGACCAAGCAAGCCTGTGGGGCGCAGAACCAATCGAGGTTCGTCCGATCATGCAAATCAGGCTACCTGTCGCTGCAAGCGTGCTTGGTGCCTTGTCCGGAGTGTTCGAGAAGCACTACCCAGGATCGGTCATGCGTCAGGCTGGGGACTATCTGATCTTTGAGGAACCGATCGAACTTTAATCTGCTCAATCGGTGGCGTTATTCCTTTGACGAGTGGTTTCAATTTCACGAAGGTTTTCAGGTGATTTATGACGGCTGCAATTTGGTTCATGCTCGGTTCTGTTTTCGGCTGTGTGGTCGGGATAATCCTGACGCTGTGGTCGTTTGATGAGCTACCCGAAATCAGCGACACCCACAACGATCTTTTCGAGTAGGAATTTAACCGATGCGATCACGTTTCCCCTACGTTCAGACTGCATTCGCGCTTCTGGTCATTATGGTTCTCGGCTGGTGGGCTTATCATGCCTTAGAGCCGATTCCACCGATGCCGATCGATCAGCAAATGGAAGCTGGCATCGAGGGAGCAAGTGGGGGCGATGTATCGATCGAGAGCGAGCGGTCCGGAAAGTGGCCTGTCGTCCGGCGTGAGTTCCTGCGCAACAACCCATGCTGCGAAGCGTGCGGAACTACTGCGAGCCTACACGTGCATCACGTGAGGCCGTTTCACCTTTGGCCTGAGTTGGAGTTGGAACCCCACAACCTGATAACGCTGTGCCCGAAGCACCATTTTTTTATCGGGCATGACGAAGACGGTCCGAGGGGTCCGAAGAAACCGAACTGGAAGACTAGCAACCGAAGCGTCTGGCGCGATGCCAGGAGGGAGAGAGCCTTGCGATGAGCAGCAAACGTGTAGGAGAAACCCAAGAAGAGGCTAAATTGCGGCGAAATCAAATAACGAAAATGCCGTAGTGTACCATAGAAGAATTGAAAGATGTTCGAGTGCAACCCTGGGGTAAACCCAAAGGAATGAAGCGTGAGGATTTTCAATACCGCGAGGCAAAATCGTCCATCAAAATGATGATTATGAGCGGTATTTGTTCGTAGGAAATTCACCATCAAGAAAGAGCCTTGCGATGATCGATTTACGAATGGTGGCTGACCAGCGAGGGAACTTGCAACTGCAATACCGGAGGCGTGATATCTCTGTGGACGCTGCTGGCAGCCTATGTGACGGCGGCGATTGGCTGGAATGGAAGTCGGTTCCGGTCGTCTATGACCCGAGCCAGCTTGTTGACAGAGTAAAGCCTGACGGCGGCTTAACCGCAGCGCAGGTTCAAGAGCTACTTGAGGATTTTGAACTTAATCGCGATGCTTACCTGAAAAATGTGTCAACAGGATACGGCGAAAACTATAAGAGCCATAACCAAGGCAAAGCGGATGGCATTTCTGTGTGCCTGCTAGCGTTAAAAGAAAAGCTCGGCAAGCAACCCGACGAGCCAAGCGTTGACGAAGACCAAGATTCTGAATCTAGGCTTGATGGAGTGTGTAAGCTTCACCCAATCAATAATTTAGAAGTTGTTGAGGCAAGCGGAAAGTATTACTTCTTAGATGGCCATGAGATTCAGGCATGGGTTTTAAGCCAGAAGGTTACTTTTATCGCCGATCGATCTCATGCTTTTGATTTGATCGCGAGCGTTGACCAAGACGAACCGGACCACCCTTTTTAGAGGAAAAGCGATGAGAAAATTTGACGAGCAAATTATGCGTGCTTTGTTCACGCTTGCTGACATCGAGGTCTTGCAAGCGTGGCCGCTTGTGAATCAATACGATGCAGACCGGAAAGACCCTTGGTGGCTGGTAAAGACCACTGCGGGGCTCATTAAACTTGGCTGGCGCAAACGAGTAATCTCGATCGACTGGAGCGATACGGCGATCCGTGAAGTCATCACGGATCACGACGTTACGAAAGACGAAACGATGGTACACGCCTGGGGTGTTGCAAGGGCAGTCGAGTACCTGGAGCGACTGGGTTTCTTGTTCAAGGAAAATCAATCAGAATCGGAAGATAACGATGGCAGCCAATAGCAAAATCGAATGGACTACGCACACTTTTAACCCTTGGATGGGCTGCGTGAAAGTATCCCCGGCGTGCAAGAACTGCTACGCCGAACGCGAGTTCGATCACCACTACAAAAAAGTAGCTTGGGGACCAAACGGGACGCGAGTTCTGACCTCGAATGAGAACTGGGGCAAGCCCCTGAAATGGAATCGCGAGGCCGAATCAAGCGGCGTGAGAGCTCGGGTGTTCTGCGCGTCGCTCGCCGATGTGTTCGAGGACTGGCAAGGGCCGATCCTCAACAGCAAGGGAGAGCGAGGCATAGTTCCTTGCACCTTTGGAGATTGGTTCTTCACGAATGGTCCTCACAGCAATTGTCGCGACCTGACAATGAATGACGTTCGGCAGCGTCTCTTTGCTTTGATCGACCGGACGCCGAACCTCGATTGGTTGTTGCTGACGAAGCGACCGGAAAACATCAGCGGCATGCTGTTTGACCCTGACTCGCTGAACGGGCACAAGTATCGCGAAAATTGCTGGCTGGGCGTTTCCGTTGAGAACCAAGAGTACGCCGACAAGCGAATACCGGAGCTGCTCAAGTGCCGAGACCTATCGCCGGTTCTGTTCTTGAGCTGCGAGCCGTTGCTTGGGCCTGTACAGCTATGCGACCTAGAGCGACAGAGCGAGGACGGGCAAGCATTCGACTGGCTTAGTTCCGCTGGAATCGATTGGGTCATTGCTGGCGGCGAAAGCGGACCGGAAGCAAGGCCAACTGATCCGGAATGGTTCCGATCGCTCAGGGATCAGTGCAAGGCTTCGGGAGTCCCGTTCCTGTTCAAGCAGTGGGGGGAATGGGCTCCCTACAGCCGAGGGAAGGACGACATCGCAGCGCTTGCCGTCCCTAATTCGCTCGATGAACCATTACAGCGGGTTGGCAAGAAGCGGGCTGGCCGAATGCTTGATGGTGTGTTGCATGACGAATTCCCAAAGGTGAGAAAATGAAAGATTTAATCGATGCGTTGTTCGTGATTTTTGTCGTGTTCGTTGCGGTGTCTCTCTTTGCTGCGATCGTAGGCGACGAATGAAATCGACTTGTAGTCCCTAGAAGCTCGCCGAGTCCGCGAACCGCATAACGTCCTCTGAGTTTAGCGTCACGAAACCCAGTCCAGTCCAAGCCATAATCCCAACAGCGATGTGAACCAAGTTCGCCGGTGTGTCGGATGAATCGATCGCCATAAGCGGGACGATCGGTCGCTCGGACTGGACTCCATAAAGATACCGAGCCGCATCGCGTTTCATGCAAACGCCTTCTAAATTTGCGACGTTGCTTTTTTCTGCGCAGTCGCGAGCCCATTGGATCGTTGTGTAGTTGACGCCATTGACGAGCCGGACCTGCAAATCGTAACGATGCAGAATGCTCTTGGGGGTTGGCCGACGCTCGAAGAAGTAGGACGATTCTGCGATCGTTATGTACCCTTGCGGGGTGTCATGGTACTTGATGGGCGGGATGGTAAGCTGGTCGAGCCTGCGCTTCAGGCCTCGGTCGTATTGCCAGCGATGGCGACCGGACAGGTGAGCGATGACGGTGTTGCGTGACAGGCCGAGTGTGGATGCAATCTGCTTTTTCGGGTATCCTCGATGGGCTTGGAAGAAGATCTGATAGATGGTCTGGTTGTCGCATCGCATAAGGTGAGCAATTCCTGGCTAGTATGATCGCAGGGGGAAACCATGAACAGAATCGTCGAAACGCTGCAAGAGTCTCAAAGTCTAATCGAATCCTGGGGCGATGTCATCGATGTGACCGAGTTCATGACCGACACGCCGGGGTTCTTCCAAGCGAACAGCCTGGGCGTTTACACGCAGATTTACGACCGTGCAGACGGGCGATACAGGCCGGTCTACACCAACGAATCGGACCTGAAAATCATCCGAGCAATGTCCTGGCTGCTGGTCGAGCGGGTTCCGATGGCTCAGGCGTGGATCAACCGGCTGCTGGATTACACGATCGGGACCGGCTTCGACTGGACGATTAAGGCCGAGGACAAGCGGCTGGAAAAGGCGATCCAAGCCTATGTTCGCGAGACGCTGGACAACTCGAAGTGGTCCTCGGAACTGGAGCGCGAGAGCTACGCCAGGGAGGTCGGCGAGGGCGAGGTGATCATCGAGCACGTTTACGAAAACGGGCAGTGCCTAGCGATCGCTTGCGAGGCCGACGAGCTGACCGAACCGGCGAGCAAAGGGGAGCTCGAAGACTGGATCGGTGTTGATTTTGTGCCCTCGTGGACGTTCGGTGTTTTGACCCGGGAGAGCCGTCCTCAGAATCCGATCGGCTATCACTTCTGCCGAAATCAAACCGGATCGGATTGGGACTACGTTACTGCCGACAAAGTATCGCACTGGAAACGGAATGTCCGGGCCAGGGCCAAGCGTGGGTTCAGCGACTTCTACAAGCCGCACTTGTACCTTTTGAGGGCTGACAGGGTACTGACCAACACGGCAGAAGGTGCAGCGACTCAGGCGGCGATTGCCTACATCGTGGAGCACAAAGACGGGCAGCAACGACAGGCAGAAAACATCGTCAAGCGGTTTTCAGCTCCGACCGGTCGCGTGGATCCGATGACCGGGATCATGGAACGCAAACGGAAGATGAAGCCGGGGACACGGCTCGACGTTCCCGAAGGGCAGACCTACAAGGCCGGTCTGCTTGGGGCCAACAACTCCGGGATCTATATCGAGGTCATGGAGGCTGCTTTGCGGCTGGGCGGATCGGTCCATGCCTTCGTCGAGGGTATGCTTACCGGAAGCTACTCAAACAACAATTTTGCCTCAGCACTGGTGGCCGAAGGTCCGTTCATGCAGGGGAGGCTTGCCGAGCAGAGCCAACGCAAAGAACGAATGCGAGAGATGATCCTCAAGATGATTCGCCTGGGGGCCGGTAAGAGGCGGTTTGCGGCTGTTGGGTATGAATCCTGGGATTCGATCCGGGATGCGATTACCGTCGAAGTCATCCCCTCTAGGATCGTCCCGATGGACCCGCTCAAGACTTCGCAAGCCTTGGAGGTCCAGAAGCGAAACGGCTGGGTCTCAGACAAGACCTGTATCAACGAACTCGGACGGGATATCGACACGGAAACGGCCAACGGACTTAAGGTCGGCGGTGCTGAGAATCAACCCGGGGCCGGTGGTCAACCAGGAGCACAAACCAACGAAAACACAGGCGCAGCGGTTCCAGGTCTTGGAAACGTTTCCAAGACCGAACAGGAGCAAGGCGGCGAATGGCTCGGAATTACCACGGTTCAATGGCGGCGAAACCGCAAGGCAATCACTGACGTTCTGAATGATTTCGCCAGGGGGAAGCTTAAGCGGAATGTCGCGAAGGTTCTGCTTCGATCGATCGGCATTCCGGACAGGGGAATCGAAACGATTCTCGATGACGCATCGGACGGTCAAATCGATTCGATGCCACAAATGGAATCACTGACCGAGGCCGAACGCAAGACGCTAAACAAGCCCTTTCGGACCTCCGGGGGGCCGAAGAAGTTTTCGGTCTACGTGAAGAACCAAAAAGGGAATGTCGTAAAGGTCAACTTCGGCGACCCGAAGATGCGGATCAAGCGCGACGACCCGGGAAGCCGACGCAATTTCAGGGCTCGGCACAACTGCGACAGTCCTGGGCCGAAATGGAAGGCCAAATACTGGTCTTGTCGAATGTGGTCGAAGCCAAGCGTGACGAAGATCCTCAAGGAGTCTTTGGAGACTGGCGAAATCGGCTGGGACGGCAGAACGTTCGTTCGAGAATCCTGGTTGTACAGGCAGAACCCAAGGCTGCTGGAGGTCCGCGACGGAGACGGAGACGGGAAGATCAACGATGGCAAGCCGAGCGAAGCTCCTGCGGAAAAGAAGGACAAGAAAAAAAGCAACACTGTGAATCCCAAGGTTCTTGAATGGGCTAAGAAAAAGTTCAAGGACGATCAAAAGGCGCAGAACTTTGCTGAATGGTTCGGTGATTCAAAGGTAGTTGATGCGGATGGGAATCCTCTGGTGGTCTATCATGGAACAGGTACGCCGACGTTTAAGCGAAGCAAAGCCAATCTTTCAGACGATCAATATGCAGAACTTTCTAAGCTTTACGTTGCTAATGACGAACCAGGGATGGAAAAGTTCTGGCAAGACTTAGAAGCAAAAGCGAACATCAATCAAGCTGGATTCGATGAGTTTTCAAAATCTAAAATCGGCTCTGCAACCGACGAAGGGTATGCTGGTAGTGGATTTTATTTCACAAGCGATTCTTCGGTTGCGGCATCTTATGGATCGGTGATCTATCCAGTTTATTTGAAAGCAAGCAAGCTTTTTGACATGGATGGAAAAAACTTTAATGACGTATTGACTGAACATGGAGGCTCAAAAGGATTCAGTAAGTGGTTGAGTTCGGAAGGGTATGAGGGTGCAACGCTATGGTCGCAGATAATGGTTCTAGAGCCTAATCAGATCAAATCAGCGACCGGCAACAAAGGCACCTTCAACCCTGACTCCAACAAGATCAACGAATCCTTCCAAGAGGCCAAAGACGGTGACGGGGACGGTCTGATCGATGATGGTAAGCCCACACAGCGACCAGCACCGCCGAAGGAAAAGAAGGCTTATGGCA